ATACCATGGCGTCTGTGCCGACTGCAACAAAGGGAACTCCTACAACTGTGAATTGTACAGATTTAAGCCCATCAATCACGGCTTACTCGTTTCAATGTGGTGGCTTATCAGTCGTTGCGGGTAATGTATTTATCAGTTACACCGTTCTTCTCTCTTGCGAACTTTAAGGAATAAAATATGGCGTTAACTAAACCTTCTTCTAATATGCTTACAAATGGCTCTGGTTATACCGGAAGTTATAATCGTGGAGTGACTGGAAGTATTACTCGTACTCCGGCTATTGATGAAGTCTTAATGGAAGATGTCGTCTATGCTAGAGAGTTCGTGAACTGTGATGGTACAGATGAAACCGTTAGATTACAGAATGCTTTCAATGCTGCTAAAGATAAACGACTAATCCTCCCAGCAGGTGAAATTAGATTTACTGGCCCTATTAATCTTGATCCCGCTGCTAATTATATTGTAGAGGGGCAAGGTCGTGACCCTAACGGTGTAAATGGTACTGTTCTTCGTAATATTGGTACATCAGGTCAGATTGGTATTGCTTGTAATGATGGTGGTGAAGTAGGACGAGATAATAGTCGAGTATTTAAGGATTTCTCATTCTTTGGAAACCAGCTATCCGGTGATGCGTTTCAGTTTGCTTCTGCATTTGGATTCTATCTAGAAAACTTATTTGTTTCTACTCATGGTGGTCATGGGGTTTATGGTTATAGATGTTTCTCTTCTACCATCCGTAATTGTATTATTGTCCATATTGGCAAGCATTGTGTCTTCTTTGAAGAGATTGGTAATGCTGTCCTCCTTGATAAGGTAGTGGCTATTGACGGCTCTAAGAATGGTGGTGGTTTTGCTAATATTAGATTCCAAGGGAGTAGTAGTGCTGCCGCTGCTCTTGGTGTAACAATTATTTCTTGTGATTGGACCTCACCCGGTTTACTATGGGGAGGTGGTGTTGACCCTAATGCTATCGGCTTGCATCTCACTCGAGTATGGGGTGCAGTTATCCATGGTAACTATGCTGAGATTAGCCCCAATTATGTAACTTATATTGATAGCACTTGTAGGGCTATTAGTTTCGTTGGTAATTACCAACAGGATGGTGTATGTTTCATTGAAAGTGGTGCTCAAGGTATTATTGTAGAAGCTAACACATTTCAACGTGTTGGTGGATTTACACAATTACTAGGTGCATCTAGTGCTAGTTCAAATCAATGTCGTTACTTTGGTAATTTCGGAACAGGGGGAGCTGTTATCAATGTCACCCCATAAATTAGATAAGAGTGTATTTAAGGATAGTGGTGGGAGATATCTCACCCAATCCTTGTTCTTAGAATTTCAGTATGATCCTACCTTTGCCGTCTTTACATTTGATGGAGAGGACAAGGATTATAATGGCAAGCATTACATTTCTCTTAAGAAACTATATCTTGCTGAAGAAGACCCTGTTGAATACATCTTCGCTACAAAACATCTATTTGATTGGCAACATTGGCAACGACTGAATGAGAACAAGGCTCTTCGTGTCCACTTTGATCAGTGGAGAGAGGAACTCGAACTCCTTATGCGTTCTGATGCTATTCGTGCTATTCGTGATATGGCTGCTGATGGTAGTAACTTCCAAGCTATGAAACTTCTAGCAGATAGGGGTTGGGATAAGCGTGGAGCAGGTCGTCCTTCTAAAGCTGAGAAGGAACGTCTTAATAGAATTAATGATAAGATCAGTGATGAGTTCAGTGCTGATATTGTCCGCATGAATGATTGGAATAAATAATGGAAGAATGGCTTGAAGAGGCATATAAGCTTATTGAGCGTATGCCTCAACAGGCGAAAGACATTAGGGAGCGTGGAAAGGCTGACCTATACTTTTTCGCTCATTTAGTTAATCCCGGATATATGTACGGTGATATTCATCGAGAGATATTCCGTTGGATGCAAGACTACTCATTGTTTGGTAAAGGTGATGACCTAACCTCTAACAAACTAATCATGCTTCCTCGTGGGCACTTGAAGAGTCATATGGTGGCTACATGGTGTGCTTGGATTATTACTCGTCATCCTGAAGTGACGATGCTCTATCTATCTGCTACAGCAGAGCTCGCTGAGACTCAGCTCTTTGCTATTCAGAACATCTTAGCTTCTTCTGTATATCGCAGGTACTATCCTGAATACGTTAATCCTCAGGAAGGTCTTCGAGAGAAGTGGAAGATTTCTAAGATGTCTGTAGATCATCCAGAGCGTCGTAAGCAGGGTATTCGAGATGCTACCATCTCTACTGCTGGTCTTACGACTAACACGACTGGATGGCACGCTGACGTGATTCTAGCAGACGATTTGGTTGTGCCTGATAACGCTTATACCGAAGATGGTAGAGATAGAGTTAGTAAGGCAGCTTCTCAGTTCACTTCAATCCGTAATCCCGGTGGCTTCACTATGGCTTGTGGTACTCGTTACCATCCTAACGATGTGTATGCTCTTTGGAAGGAACAGTCGTATGAAGTGTATAATGAAGAAGGTGAACAGATTGATAGTAAGCCTGTTTGGGAAATCTCTGAACACGTTGTAGAGACTGATGGCCTCTTTATATGGCCTCGTACTATCCGTCCTCAGGATGGTAAAGCATTTGGATTTGATCGTAATGTTCTAGCTCGTATCAAGGCAGAGTATTCTGATAAGACACAGTTCTATGCTCAGTATTATAATGATCCTAATGATCCCGGTTCTAACCGTATCGATAGAAGTAAGTTCAAATATTATAACCCTCGTCTCCTTCGTTTAGAAGGGGGTAAATGGCGTTATAATGGCAATAGGCTTAACATCTATGCCGCAGTTGACTTTGCCTTCTCCTTGGAGCGGGCTGCTGACTGGACGGCTATTGTCGTAGTAGGTATTGATGCTGAGAATAATATCTACGTATTAGACATTGATAGATTTAAGACTAGGAAGAATATCGAATACTTCCAGCACATAGCTGACTTACATTCCAAATGGAAGTTCAATAAGTTACAAGCTGAAGTCACTGTTGCTCAGATTACTATCGTTGAAGCTATTAAAGATTATGTGAAGCAACATGGTATGACTCTTACCGTCGTAGATTATCGTCCTACAAAACAAGAGGGACGGAAAGAAGAACGAATTGCTGCTGTTCTTGAACATCGTTATGAAGATGATAAGATGTGGCACTTTGAAGGTGGTTGGACTTCTGTCATGGAAGAAGAACTTATTCAAGCTAGACCAGCTCATGATGACATTAAGGATGCTTTAGCTTCTGCTGTTAGTATCGCTGTAAAGCCTCAGAGAAGCTCAGGGAAGGCCATTCAAGATTTTATGGGGCTAAGTAGCTCACGTAATCGTTTCGGCGGTGTAGCCTTTCGCTAGGCCATTTAAAAAGGAAATAATATATGGTAGATGCAGTTGCAGAAGTTCGAGGCCCTCTTACGCCCGAACCTATGGCAGAATGGGTAGCTTACTATTGGGATACGTATAATATGCAACGTATGTCCAAGATGGAAGACTATCAGGAACTTAAACAATATCTATTCGCTACAGATACTACGCATACAAGTAACAGTGTACTCCCTTGGAAGAATTCTACTACCCTTCCTAAACTAACACAGATTAGAGACAATCTACATTCGAATTATATGTCTGCCCTGTTTCCAAATGATAAATGGCTTAGTTGGCAGGCATACACTAAGGATGCAGCTAAGGCAGATGTCGCTCGTACTATTACCGCGTATATGGAGAATAAGACGAGGGAGTCTAATTTCGTTACCGAAGTTAGTCGATTGATCTATGATTATATTGATTATGGTAACGTTTTTGGAATGGCTAAATACGAGAGACGTATCTTTGACAAAGAGAATGATGATCAGGTTAGTCAGTATATCGGTCCTCGTGCTGTTCGCATTAGCCCTGAAGATATCGTCTTTAATCCTCTAGCTTCTTCGTTTGAAGATACATTTAAGATTATCCGTTCTGTTACTACGCTTGGTGAATTGAAGAAGAGAGCTCTTACTAATCCTGATGATGCATATCTCGCTAAGGTTCTAAGCCATCGTGAGAACGTTAGGAAGCTCACCAGCGGCTGGAAACAGGAAGATTGGAACAAGGCTCAGCAATATCAGATTGATGGCTTTGGTAGCCTCTACGAGTACTATAAGCAACAGTATGTTGAACTACTTGAGTTTTGGGGAGACTATCACGATAATGAAACTGGTGAACTTAAGACCAGCAGACTTATCACTATCGCTGATCGTTCTATCCTTCTCCGTGATGTAGAAATGCCTACCTATGCTGGTAAGTGTCCAATCTGGCATGTAGGTTGGAGGCTTCGCCCTGATAACCTTTGGGCTATGGGTCCTCTAGATAATCTTGTCGGTATGCAATATCGTATTGATCATCTTGAGAATCTTAAGGCTGATGCTATGGACCTTACCGTTCTTCCCCCTCTCAAGATCATTGGTGAAGTGGAAGAATTTGTATGGGGTCCGGGTGTTCCTATCCATATCGATGAAAATGGCGACGTCGAAGAACTTGGTAAAAATCTGAATTCTATTATCGTTGCTGATAATCAGATTGCTGAACTCGAAGCTAAGATGGAACTCTATGCTGGTGCTCCTAGAGAAGCTATGGGTGTTCGTAGTCCGGGTGAAAAGACAGCATTCGAAGTACAGGTATTGGATAATGCTGCTGGTCGTATCTTCCAAGAGAAGGCTACCAACTTCGAAATTAATCTTCTTGAACGTCTCCTGAATGGTATGCTTGAAGCTGCTAGACGTAACTTCGATGGTAACGATGTTGTTCGTGTTCTTGATACGGCTCTCGGTTCTCAGAAGTTCTATTCTATCACGAAAGAAGATATTACTGCTAGTGGTGTCCTACGACCTGTAGGTGCTCGACACTTCAGCCAGCAAGCTACTGAGCTTCAGAATCTTATCGGTATCGCTAACAGTCCTCTGTGGCAGCAGGTTATGCCTCATACGAGTGCTGTAGCTCTTACGGAGTATATCAACGATATTACCAATATCCGTGGGTATAATATCTTTAGACCAAATGTTGCAGTAGCAGAAGCTGCTGAAACGCAAGGATTGATGGATCAGGCTGGTGAAGAACTTCAGGTTCAGGCTAGTACTCCTGTTGATCCAGAATCAATGCCCGCACAGTAAGGAGAATATGATATGGCTGCTAAAAATACTAAACGTTCTGAAAAGGCTAAACTTGCTTACAGTAAAACTAAAACTTTTTATAAAACTGGTAGTGCTGATGATCAAGCACGAGGAAGACGACAGGCTGATAAGGCTAAGAAACGAGTTAGTAAGAAGTGAAAACAGTCTGGACAAAGGGTTTAGATAACGATCAGATTAAGGA